TGATTCCGGATATAGAGGATGCAGTACCGCTTCCTCCGTCCGCTACGATTGCCATGCCGGAACTTTCTCCGGCAGAAGAACTCGCTATGCGGGCTAGGACTATAAAGCTCCTATCAGATGCTACCGGCCAAGTTCTCGTGCCGACTGAAGCAGATCAGGATGCAGCCATGTCTATAGCTAAGGAAATGATGCAAGATCCGGCTATTCGTCCGGATTTTGCTAAATATAACGACGAGACAATGGCATATTTGGCTGGGATGGTTACCCAGCATAAGGTTCAGCTGGTCGATGAACTGTCTGAACTTAAAATGTACGTGGTAAATAGGCTGATCAACGAGGTTGAGACCGCCACTAGCGCCAAAGATAGGATTAATGCCCTCTCTAAACTGGGGGATATTGATGGCGTGGATGCCTTTAAGCGTCGATCTGAGGTGACGCACGTCGTAAAACCCATGGAAGAGGTGGAAAAAGAGCTACTTTCCACGCTTGAAGCCCTGCGAATTAGCGTTGATGACGCAGATTACGCGGAATATACCGTTGTGGAGCCTCAAAATGGGGTATCGGACGGGGTATGAACGCCGTAGTAGCGCCGCAATCCACCAAATCACCTAAATTAACCCCTGCGCATATTGCTGCACTGCAAAAAGCACTGCCGACACTGCCAGATAAGCAGAAACGACAGGTTGCGGAGCTTCTAAAGCAGTACACGACGCAGCTTACGCAGCTAAAAGGCAAAGAATCCTTTCTGGATTTCATCCAGCACGTCTATCCCGGCTATATGGTGGGTCCACACCATAAGAAACTAGCCAAGATCTTTGAAGATATTGCCGCTGGGGTTAAAAAGCGGGTGATTGTCAATATCGCCCCGCGTCATGGCAAGTCGGAAATGATCTCTTACCTCGCTCCGGCGTGGTTCTTGGGCAAGTACCCACAGAAAAAGGTCATTATGTCCTCGCACACCGCCGATCTGGCGGTGAATTTCGGTCGCAGAGTCAGAAACCTCGTCGACTCAGACCCCTACCACGACATTTTCCCGCAGGTAGAGCTGCAGGCAGACAGTAAATCGGCCTCGCGCTGGGGAACGAACTATAACGGTGAGTATTTCGCTATCGGTGTTGGCGGTGCGCTAGCAGGACGAGGCGCGGACCTGTTCATTATTGACGACCCACACTCCGAACAGGAGGCCAAGCAGGGGCGTGCGGATGTGTTCAACCCTGCGTGGGAGTGGTTCCAGTCAGGCCCTGTGCAGCGGTTGATGCCGGGTGGTGCCATCATCGTCGTGATGACTCGCTGGTCGAAGCTGGACTTGACGGGGCAAATTATCGACCACATGACCAAGAACGATGACTCCGACCAGTGGGAGGTCATCGAGTTTCCGGCCATTCTCAACGATAAGCCTCTGTGGCCCGACTTCTGGTCACTGGACGAGTTGTTGGCTAAGAAAGCGTCGATGGACCCCCGCTACTGGCAAGCGCAGTACATGCAGGAGCCGACAGCGGAAGAAGGGGCGCTGATAAAAAGAGAGTGGTGGCAGGTGTGGGAGGAGGACTCTCCGCCCGACTGCGAGTTCATCATCATGGCGCTTGACGCCGCGCAGGAGAAAAACACCCGAGCTGACTATAACGCCCTCACAACGTGGGGTGTGTTTATGAATGAGCATACGGGTGCGTATAACATCATCCTGCTCAATGCTATAAAGGAACGGCTGGAGTTTCCAGAGTTAAAAGCCTTAGTATTGGAAGAGTACACGGAGTGGGAACCTGATAGTTTTATCGTAGAGAAGAAGTCTAACGGTGCGGCGTTGTATCAAGAGATGCGGCGTATGGGCGTACCGTTGATGGAATTCACTCCCGGCAAAGGTCAGGACAAGATCTCGCGCGTAAATGCAGTGACAGATCTGTTCGCAGCGGGACTCGTCTGGGCACCGGATCGTCGTTGGGCTAGAGAAGTCATAGAAGAGTGCAACGATTTCCCTGCCGGGCGTAACGATGACTTGGTAGACTCTACGACTTTGGCACTGCTCAGATTCAGGCAAGGCGGGTTTATACGCCTGCCGACAGATGAGCCGGAGCCGATACAGTGGTTCAAATCGTCCCGCGCTAGATCGCGGGCTTATTACTAAGATCGCCTATGACGACACAGAAGCACATGGGCCGCCACAGCTTGCTGAAGCGGCTAACCGCGCAGGTTGGAGATGAGGGCAAGGCCAGAGCCATCCTCATCTCTCGTGGCCACATGACCGAGTCTGGGAAATTGACGGCTGAGGGACGCAAGCGTGATGCGATGACAGCCGAAGAGCGGGCGATAGACCGCGCGGCAAAACGCTCCGGTAGGCGTCCATCCGAGTATAAGTATGACCCTGCCAAGAATACGGCGCGGTTGAGGAGACGGTAATGGCTGTCGATAAAGCCCTGTACGCGGCCCCCATGGGTTTAGCAGCTCTGCCAGATGATATGGAAGAGATCGAGATTGAGATTGTCGATCCCGAAGAGCTGAGCATCGAGGGTCCGGGCTTCTCTTTCCATATGGAGAAGGAAGACGAGGACGAGGAGAACTTTGACTCTAACCTTGCAGAAGAGATGGACGAGCAGGCGTTGGCCATGCTCGCGAGTGATCTGCTTGGGGACTACGAAGACGATCTGGCGTCGCGTAAGGATTGGCTCGACACCTATGTAAAAGGACTGAAGCTGCTGGGCCTCAAGTATGAGGAGCGCAGCGAGCCGTGGCCCGGTGCATGTGGGGTATACCACCCACTGCTCATGGAGAGCGCGATCAAGTTCCAGTCCGAGACGATCATGGAGACGTTCCCGGCAGCTGGGCCGGTGCGGACCAAGATCATTGGTAGAGAGACGCCGGAGAAGGCCGCCGCTGCACAGCGCGTGCAGGAGGACATGAACTATCAGCTGACCGAGGTGATGCAGGAGTATCGCCCCGAGCACGAGCGCATGCTGATGAGCTTGTGTCTGTCAGGCAACGCCTTCAAGAAGATCTATTATGACCCTGCCATGCAGCGCCAGACGGCCCTGTTCATTAGTGCAGAGGACATCATTGTCCCTTACGGGGCGGCGAACCTAGAGTCTGCGGAGCGCGTTACACACCGCATGCGTAAGACTAGGAATGACCTACGTAAGTTGCAGGTTGCGGGCTTCTACCGTGATGTCGATTTGGGCGATCCCCAGCGCGTCATGGACGAAGTGGAGAAGCAGAAAGCCATTGACCAAGGCTTCTCGGCTTCCTTGGATGACCGTTTCCAGATCTTGGAGATGCACGTTGATCTCGATCTGGAAGGCTATGAAGACAAGGATGAAGACGGTCGTCCAACTGGGATCGCCCTACCCTACGTCGTCACTATTGAGAAAGGCTCTTCTACCGTTCTGGCTGTACGTCGGAATTGGCTTGAAGATGACGATATCAAGCAGCGTCGGCAACACTTCGTTCATTACGGCTACATTCCGGGCTTCGGGTTCTACTACTTTGGCCTGATCCATCTGATTGGTGGCCATACGCAGGCAGCTACTTCGTTGCTGCGTCAGCTTGTAGATGCGGGCACGCTGTCTAACCTCCCCGGCGGCCTCAAGGCCCGTGGCATGCGGGTCAAGAACGACGATACCCCTATCGCCCCCGGCGAGTTCCGTGATGTAGACCTGCCGTCCGGTGCGATCAGGGACAACATCCTGCCGCTTCCATATAAAGAGCCTAGCCAGACGCTTGCGCAGCTCATGGACAGGATCGTCAACGAGGGCAAGCAGTTCGCTGCCGCGTCTGACATCAAGATCTCGGATATGTCGGCGCAAGCGCCGGTAGGCACTACGTTGGCGATCCTTGAGCGTGCGCTCAAGGTGATGTCTGCTGTACAGGCCCGCGTCCACTACACGATGAAGCAGGAGTTCAAGCTCCTCGCAGGGATCATCCGGGACAACACGCCGGTTTCCTATGACTACCAGCCGGATATCGGGCAGGCCGCAGCCAAGCAGTCTGACTACGATCAGGTAGACGTCATTCCTGTGTCGGACCCCAATGCATCCACGCTGGCTCAGCGTGTCGTGCAGTACCAAGCGGTGATGCAGCTCGCGCAGTCCGCTCCTCAGATCTATAACTTGCCTCTCCTCCATCGACAGATGATCGAGACACTGGGCATCAAGAATGCCGACAAGTTGGTACCGACTAACGACGACATGAAGCCGATGGACCCTGTGTCTGAGAACATGGCGGTCCTGATGGGTAAGCCGGTCAAGGCGTTCCTCTACCAAGATCACGAGGCTCATCTGCAAGTCCATATGTCGGCTATGCAGGACCCGAAGATCGCGGCGATGGTTGGCCAGAACCCGCAGGCTCAGGCTATTCAGGCAGCTGCTGCGGCTCACATCATGGAGCACGTGGCGTTCCAGTACCGCAAAGAGATTGAGAAGCAGCTGGGCGCGGCATTGCCCCCGCCGCCGGACTTTGAAGGTGAGGATGACGATGTTGGTCGCCTGCCTCCGGAGATCGAGGTACAGCTGTCGCAGATGGCAGCACAAGCCGCTGCCCGCCTTCTGCAGAAGGATCAGGCTGAAGTA